CGTGCCGATGTCTGGGGCGACCGAGCCGCGAAGAGACCCGGGGCCGGAGAGGTCCCAGGTCAGGTCGTCGCGGTCGAGGGGGAGCTCCCACTCGAGGATCTCGCCGGTGAGGGCGCGCTGGGCGATGTAGCGCCAGCGGCTCAAGTGGTGGACTCCTCGAAGAAGACGTCGAAGGCGACCTGCGTGGACAGGTTGCTCGCGAAGCGGCCCGTCGAGCTGGCGTAGAGGCGGCGGGACCAGAAGGTGAGCCGCTGCGTCGTGCCGCGCATCTCGGGCGGCACGTCGAAGGTGAAGCCGAAGAGGGTGAGGCGTGTCTGGGCGTCACCGGCGTTGGCGTCCTGGTCGGTGATGGTGGCCGCCGAGTAGAGGGAAGCCCCGAGTCGGACGCGGGTCGCCATGGCCTCGTCGGCGCCGAACTGCAGGATGCCGTTGGCCGTGACGACGCCGGTCAGGCGGGTGGCCCACTCGGGGATCGCGACGTCAAGGCGGTTCTGCGGGAAGGACACCTCGGTCGTCGCGTTGAGCTGGGCGACGGTGCCAGCCTGCAGGCTGAGGGCCCGGGACGAGCGCGGCAGGGCGACCTTGCGGAGGTCGACGATCATGCCCGCGGTGACCGTGCCGGTCGAGGCGGGGAGGTCGATGCGCGCGAGCACGACGGCCGAACGACCACTGTAGCCGCTGAGGCCCTGCAGGGTCGTGGTCCCGGCGGGGACGTTCGAGATGACCCGCGTGAAGATGTACGGGCCGACCTTCGGGTCCGCGGGGTCCTGCCACGGCTCGCCGGCCATGAAGGGGTCCTCGATCTGCGCGACGATCAGGTCGGAGCGGCCCCCGGCGGAGCCGGTCGCGGCGACGGGGACGACGTCCTCGATCGGGTTGCGCGCGACGTAGGTCTGGGCGGTGCCGCCGGCGGCGCGGCTGCGGATGAGGGCTGCGCCGAGGCTGACGCGCACGGACGAGCCGGGGACGTCGAGCGGGAGCACCTTGAGGTCACCGGGCGAGACGACGCCCTCGGCGCCGCTGGTGGCCGCGTAGGCGAGGAGGCGGGCCACCTCGGGGGAGTGCTCAGCGCCGCCGCCGACGAACCAGGGGACGGAATCCCAGGACATGTGTGCTCCTTCAGGGGGTCGTGTAGGCGTTGCGCCAGCGCGCGGTGGCGCGGGCCGTGCCCGTGGCGGATGCGCCGCGGAGCACGAGCTGGTGGGTGCCCGGGGGAAGTGCCGCGGCGTCGAGCCGCGTGGACGCGCGGGTGCGGCGGCCGGAAACGCTCGCGCCGTCGCGGAGGACGGTGCGCGCCCACGGGCGCGTGTCGATGACGAGCGTCTGGTCGTAGGCGAGGGCCAGGCCGAGCTCGATGCGGAGGACGCCGACGATCTCGATGACGGGCGAGGTCAGCGGGCCGGCGACCTCGAGGACGGGCCACGTCGGCACCTCGCCGTCGACCTGAAAGACGGCCGATCGGTCGGAGGTGGCCGTCGTGGACAGCGGCGACGCGAGTGGGGCGACGAGACCGCCGCCTGCGGCCGGGACGAGGCTGACCTCGGCGGCCTGCTCGGGGCCGTACCAGAGGTCGTCGGCCGTGACGAAGTCCGCCGTGACGGCGGCAAGGCCGGAGTGGATCTCGTCGTCGTTCGAAACGAAGCGCCGGGGTCGGCCGAACGTCGACCGGCCGGTGTGCGCGACGAGCTCGGCGACGGCACCCGGCGAGGACCGGACGGCATCACCGCGCCAGGCCCTCGCGAGGGTGGCGAGGCGAGCGCGCGTCGCGGACTCGTCGGGGCCCACGACGTCGACGGCGAAGCCGATGGTCTGGCCCGAGAGGTAGTCGACGCCAAAGACGGTGCCGTCGCCTCGCGGGCGCCGGGTGTCGTCGGCCTCCGTCTCCGTCGTGCCGATCGCAGGAGCGACCGGGAAGACGAGGCCGGAAGTGACGCTGCCAAAGGCGAGGTCGGTGCCCGGGTAGACCAGGCGCCAGTCGTTAGGCATAGAGCCCTCCTCGCGCCGTCTGGCGCACGTAGAAGTTGACCTCGTCGAGGTCCTCTCGGACGTCGCCGGAGGACTGCAGGGTGAGCGCGCCGATGAGGGGCCCGGCCTGCCGGCTGGCGACGCTGTCGGCGATCGCGCCACCGAGCCCGCCGGGGCGGACCGTGGGGGCGGCGTAGCTCGTCGGCGGGGTCGTGGGGATGAGCGCGTCGGACGCCTTGGCGACGAGACCGGCGGTGTTTTGCAGGCCGATCGCCATGCCCTGGCCGGTGTATTCGCCGATGCCGATGAAGAGTCGCGACGGCGAGTGGATGCCGAGGAAGTTCTTGACCGCGTCGACGCTGTCCTTGATCGGGCCGAGGACTGCGTCCTTGATGCGGCCAGCGACGGCCCTGACGCCGTCGAGGAGGCCCTCGATCATGTTCCGGCCGACGCTCGTGAGGCTGCCGACCAGGCCGCCCAGGAAGCCGAGGATCTGGCCGGGCAGGGCCGAGAAGAAGCCCGTGATGCCGGAGATGCCCGACGAGACGGCGCCAGTGATGCCGGCCCAGATGCCGCCGAGGAACGAGCTGATGCCATTCCAGGCGCCGGACCAGACCGTCGCGATGTTCGCGAGTGCCGCGCCGATGACCGCGACGACGATGGCGACAGCGCCGGTGACGAGGGACTTGATGAGGTCCCAGATACCGCCGAAGACGTTGCCGATGCCGGTCCAGACCTGCGACCAGTTGCCCGAGATCAGGCCGGTCGCGATCTGGATGACGCCGGTGACGACCTGCATGACCGCACCGATGACGTTGGCGATGACGCCGAAGACGGTCGTGACGACGGGCATGAGGTTTTGGATGACAGGGACGAGGAGCCCGGCGATCGTGGTGACGACCGGCATGATCGCCGTGACGACGTCGAGGAGCACGGGCACGAGCGCGCCTACGAGCTGGACGACGAGCGGCGCGACGGCGCCGACCACCTGCCCGATGATCGCGACCAGCGGCGGCAGGATGGCCGACACGAGCTGCATGAAGACGGGCACGAGCTGCGTGAGGAGACCCGCCGCCAGCGGAAGCACCGCGGCGAGGACGCTGCTGATGAGGCCGACGACCTGGCTGAGCGCCGGGGCGAGGGTCGTGAGCAGGTTGGTGAAGACCGGGCCCAGCGTGCCGAGTGCACCGGTGATGACCGGCAGGAGGTCGGACACGGCGCCGGCGAGCGTCGTGAAGATCGGGGCGAGCGAGGAGCCGAGCGTCGACGCCAGACCCAGGAGCTGGCCCCGCAGCTCCGGCGAGCTGGCGATCAGCGCGCCGAGCAGGCCGACGATGATGCCGACGGGGCCGGCCGCGACGCGGAGGAGCGGCGCGAGCTTCCCGATCGTGGCGAGCATGGGGCCGAAGGCGGTCGCGATGCGGCCGCCGAGGCTGAGCAGGGGCAGGAAGTTCAGCCCGAGCCCACCGATGACGGCGGCGATCGGCGCGACGTACGGCCCGATCTTGCCGATCGCGCCACCGATCCCGTCGACAGCGGACAGGACGCCTTCCCGGATGCGGAACAGGACGTCGACAACGGCCGAGTCCTCCTGCAGGCCGGCGAAGGGCTTGAATTCGCCCTTGCCGAGGATGCTGTAGGCGCCGGAGACGACGTCGATGACCGTCTTGATGCCGCGCTCGGCGAAGCTCAGCGCGGGGCCGAGGCCCGAGATGAGGACGCCGGTCAGTGCCGAGATGGCCGGGACGAGGGCCGCGCCGATGCGCGTCTTTCCGTCCTGCCAGAGGGCATTTAGCACCTGCTGCTTGTGCGAGAGGGTGTCGGCCTCGGAGGCAAAGTTGCCGTGCGCGTCGGCCGTCTGGTCCATGATGATCGCGAGCGTCGCGGCCTGGTTCGCCTCGGCGGACAGTGCGCCGCCCACCTTCGCGAAGCCGAGCTCGGCGGCCTTGGCGTCGACGCCGGCCTGGTTGAGGCTGACGCCGTAGCGCTCGATCGGGTCGCGCTCGCCCTTGAGGGCGGAGGAGAGGGCGCCGACAGCGTCAGCCGCTGACCCTCCGAACATCGAAGACAGGTCGGCGCCGAGGCCGATCAAGTCGTTCGTCTTCGGGGCTAGCTGGTCCATGGCTGTACCCCCGTTTTTCAACTGGGTACCGATGAGCGTGCCGAGCTCGGCGTACTCGTTCTTCGTGAGGCCGACGGCGACAGCGGCGTCATCCGCCCACGAGAGCATCTGGGGGGCGGCGGTCTTGAAGACCGTCTCGATCGCGCCGACCGACTGCTCGAGGTCCGCAGCGCCCTGGACTGCGTCCTTGAAGAAGCCGCCGACCCCTACAGCGGCGAATAGCCCCCCAGCGGCGGCAGCGAGGCCGCCGATGCTGGGCATGAGCGACTTGCCGAAGAGGCCGCCGCCTTCTCGGCCGGCGCGGCTCATGGCGGGATTGACCTCGCCGCCAAGGGCGGAGGCGAAGCCTTTAGCTGAAGGAATGATGGACCTTCGCTAAGACAATGTCGCGAAACCGACATTGCTCATATGACCACCCCACAATCTGCGCGTCTGCGCGGTCAGGCGCCTCGGCGCACAGTCAGGGCACGACGAAGGCCCCCTCCCAGAGCGGGAAGGGGCCTTCGTCGTAGGTCAGCGCGAGCGGCGCTGGCGCGTGCGTTCGAGTGGGGGTGCCGCAGGTGCCTAAGAGGAGGTCGCGTGCCGAGCGCGTTGGCGCTCGAGGCGCTCTCGGAGGTTGGCGTAGCGAGAGGCCTTGGCGGCGCTTGTCGGCTTCGGCCGTGCGGGGTGCTGCTCGCCGGTGAGGGCGGCGTAGACGTCCGTCAGAAGGAGCGCCTGCAGCGTCCACTCGGGCGCCACGCCCGTACGTGCGGCGGTGGTCGCAGCGTCGGGCGGGAGGTGGTGAAGCAGGACCGACAGTCGTCGGGGCGAGAGCTCGCCGCGGTAGTAGTCCGCGAGGTCGACGCCGTAGAAGCGGAGTAGGTCGGCTTCGACGGCGTCGCGGTGGTCACGGAGTAGCGCGACGAGCGTCGTCAGTTTCCCGAGATGCCGAGTGCCTTCTGGAGCGCCACGACGAGCTCCTGGAAGTCGGCGACCGTGGGCTTCGTCGCCCGGAAGACGGCCATCTGCTCGTCGCCGAGGACGTGGCGGAGGAAGGTTGCGATCTTCCCGTCCTCGAAGGCCTCGAGGGCCTCGAAGGGCCACGCGTAGGTGGCAGGCAGGAGGTAGTCGACCCCGCTGAAGCTGAAGGGGACTCGCTCGTCGAGGACTTCGGCGGCGGTCGGGTTGGTCTTGCGTGCGGTCATGGGGGCTCCTAGCGCGGGTCGGAAGAGTGCGCGGGTGGGGTGGAGACGAGGGAGCACCCCGCGCGGATGCTCCCTCGTCGGTCTTGGGGCCTAGGCCGCGGCGGGGTCGTCCTCGACGGTCGTGTAGAGGGTGCCGTCGGCCTCGGGGAAGATGAGGACGGTGATCTCATAGACCGTGGGGTCCTCCTCGCCCTCCTTGATCTCGCCGACCTCGGAGACCTCGGCGTGCTTGACGAGGCGGCGCTTGACCTTGTCGCCGTCGCGCAGCTCGAAGCCGATCGCGAAGGAGTCGCTGCGGGGCACGACGACGCGCGAGATGCGGACGCCGTCGACGGTCGTGCGCTCGCTGCCGGGGTTCACGAGGCGGAAGGTGGCCTTGTTGTCCTCGAGCGCGACGAACTTGAACGTTCGCTTGTGCTTGGACTTCGTGCGGCGGTAGAGGATGCCGCCCCAGGCGTACGACTCGGAGGTGTCCTCGTCGCGGCCCTCGGTGAAGCCCTCGGCGCCGTCGAGGAGGCCGGCGGCCTCCCAGCCGGCGGCCCAGGGGGTCGTGGTGTCGTTGGGGCCCTCGGTGTCGACAGCCGCGATGTAGACGTCGGCTCCCTGCCACTGGGCGGTGTTCTTGGCGTCTCCGGCCATGGGCGGAGCTCCTTTCAGAGTTGCGTCGGCGAGAGCCGCGCGGTGATGGTGAAGTACGACAGGGGCTCGCCGGTGTCGGGGTCTTCGGTGGGGAGTGGGCCCGTGCGGTCGCCGAAGCTGCGCACGCCGGGTGCGTGGGCGCCGAGCAGGAGGGCCTCGCACAGGCGGGCGAGGGCGAAGCCCAGGCCCTCGTCGCGGTGCCAGATGGACACGCGGATGACCTGCTGGCCGTTGAGCTGCGAGGTGCGGCTGGAGCCGTCGGCCTGCACGCGGACGTAGGGGCGGGGGCCCCCGGGGTCGACGGGCTTCGTGCTGACCTTGACGCTGGCGGCCTCCGGCTCCGCCCGACCTGCCAGGAGGCGGATCAGGGTGTCACGGGTGACGAGGCGGGCGTCGGCGAAGAGGACGGCGGTCACTTCTGGCCTCGCGACCAGTTGTCGACCTGGGCCTGAGTGGCCTTCCTCTTCTTGCCGGACTTCGTGACGTAGTCGAGGAGCTGCTCGGCTCCCTCACCGTTCACTTCGAGGCCGGCGGCTGAAGCCGCGCGCGAGAGGCTCCCGCGCTTGGCTTCGATGCCGAGGCCGGCGGGGTGCGCCATGGTCACGCCGGCGGCGGCGCGATCGGTCACGTACGTGCCGACCTTGACGGGGATCGGGTCGCCGTTCCGGGCGCTCTCGCTGACGTTGCGCGCGACGGACTCCGCCGCACCTTCGATGGCCGCCGCGACGCCCGCGGAGCGCAGCATCTCGACGATGCCGGGGCGGTCGAGGCGGAGCTTGCTGGCGGCCATGCGGCTCCTCTCAGGCGGTGAAGCGGACGAGCTGGGCGGAAGTGAAGGTCCCCATCGACTCGCTCCGGCGCGTGACGGGGTCGCCGTCAACGCGCCAGACCTCGCCGCCAACCTCGACGCGGTCGTCGCGGTGGAGGTCGGCGCGGCCGGGGACGAGGAGGAGCCGCTCGGACTCGGTGAGTCGGCGGACGACGCCGTCCTTCTCGGTAGAGGTGACGTCCTGGACGACCGCTCCGCGGAGCCGATCGCGCGTGGGCGTGTCCCAGGACTCGACGGTGTCGCCGTCGTAGTCGACAGACGTGGCCGGGCGCAGCCGGTAGACGGGCCGCGCCCGGGTGGGCCGGGCAAGGCTCAAGGCACGTCCTCCTCTTCGACCCAGGGCAGGGCCTCGCCGACGACGCCGGTGAGGGCGTCGACGGAGACGAGGTGGACGACGCCGTCGATGACGGCGCTGCGGGGTGCGGGGGGCTGAGTCACGTCGTGTCTCCGTCCCCGTACGCGCTCGGCGTGCGGATGGTGCCGACGAAGCCACCGGAGCGACCGGTCGCGGCACGGCGGACCTGCGCGATCTCGCGGGCGGTCAGGTAGACCCCGGACGTCTCCGTGTTGCCGACGGTGTGCTCGCCGTACGTCTCCTGGGCGATGCCCTGCGGGTTCTCGTACTCGCGGCGGGCAGCCTTGAGGACGACGAGGTGCACGACGTCAGGGGCCGCCGAGCGCCAGGCCGCGGCCTTGGCGGTGGCGACCTCTGCGAGGACGAGGGCGGTCGCGTCCTCCAGGGCTGCCTCCGCTCCGGCGAGGTCTTCCTCTTCGAGGGAGCCTTCCGGGACGCGCAGACGACGCTCGAGCTCGGCGACCGGTGGGGGTAGCTGGTTAGGCACTCGGTCTCCTCTCGGTAGGCGGTGAGAAGGGTGACGGGGTGAGCGGCACCCTCCTCAGTCGGCTACGCGCCGGCGGGCTCGGCGTCGCTGGTCGAGATGCGGATGGCGGCGCCGTTCGGCACCTTGGTGACCTTCGCCGTGCCGAGCTCGTAGTCGCGCTCGACGCGGAAGAGCGGCATGGCCGTGACGCCGGCGAAGATCGAGACGATGGAGCGGTCGAGGGTGTACTTGGCGTCGTAGTCACGCAGGTAGCGGAGGGCGTAGCCGCTCGCGCTGACCGTCTCGCCGAACGAGGCGCCCTCGGGAACCTTCGGCGCCCGTACCGCCAGGGTGAAGGCCGACTTGTGGAACGCGACGATCTCGTCCTCCTCGAGGCGAGTCGACTCGACGACGGTGAAGCCGCGGACGAGCCCGACCTGCGCTTCGCGGAGGGCTGCCGGCGAGTCCGACTGGCTAGCGTCGGTGATCGCCTTCGAGTCGAGGAGGTCGGCGTAGACCGCGGTTCCCACGACGGCGACGAGACCGCCGGCCGGGACGTTCCGCTGCCGGAGCGTGGCGCGGATCCGCGTGAACGCTGCGACCGGGTTAGTCGAGTCGTACGCGATCGAGGTGTCGAGCGGCACCGCGCGCAGCTTCTCGGCGACCAGGTGCTCGAGCTTGTCGACGACGGCCTCGACCTGTGGGGCGAGCACCTGCGACGAGAAGTCCTCGATGCGAAGGGTGACGTCGCCCTCCGAGAGGCCGACGGCGCTGTAGGCATGCGTGGTCAGGCTCACGGGCACGGTGGTCTCGGCCAGGTCGTCCATGACCACGGCGGCCTGGGTCTCGTCGATGTCGCGATCGCGGGCGATCAGGGCCGGCCCGACGCGGACGTCGACGGTCTTGCCGACCGCGGTGGCGATGTCGGCGTCGAAGTTGCGCGAGATGAGTGAGGTGAGGACGGAGTCTTCCTTCGCCAGCTCAGCGGCGACGGCGGCGACCTGCGCCGGGGTGTAGAGGGAATTCGGCATGTGGCCGGTCCTTTCAGGAGGGGGCTAGTTGCGCGCCTTGGCGGCGATCGCAGCAGGATCGAAGGGCGCGGGGCTGTCGCCGCCGTGTCCAGGGGTGAGGGTGAGGCTGGGCGACGGCTTGCCGGGGAGCTCCGGCTTGGCCGGCTCCTCGGGCTTCTGGGCCTCGGGCTTGGCGTCGGCGTCCAGCTTGGGCGCGTCAGCGGGGGCCTTCGGCTGACCGACGGACGCCAGGCGCTCGGCCTTGGCGAGGATCTCCTCCTCGGTGTCGCCGGAGAGGAAGTCGACGAAGTCGTCGGAGACGGCGGGGTGCTTGCGCAGCGCTCGCTCGACCCAGAGGGCCCGCTCGGCCTTGTCGGCGCGGTCCTTCTCGGAGTCGCCCGCGGCGGCCTTCGTCTCGGCGTCCGTGCGCGCCTGGCGCTCGGTCGTGAGGTCGGCCTGCAGGGTCTTCTTGTCGTTGCGGAGGTTCTGGACGAGCGTCCAGGCCTTCGCCTCGTCGAAGTCGTCGCCCCAGGGCTTCGTCTGGTCGGTGCTGTCGGTCATGTGTTGTTCCTCCTGGGAACGAAGAAGCCCCGGACCTGCCGGGGCTGAGTTGGTGGGGTGGGGCTAGGCGATCTGCGTCAGGTACTGGCGGCAGGTCTCGAGCTCCTGGATGAACATCTCGTCGGTGCCGTCGTTCTGCTTCAGGCGCTTCAGGAGCTTCACGTGGGCGGCGGAGCCGACCTTGAGGCGCTTGCCGGTCACGAGGGAGACGACGTAGATGTCGGCCGACTGAGCGTCGGGGACGAGAGAGAACATGGGATCCTCCTGCGGGAGCGGGGTGAGGACGGCACCCGCGGGAGCGGCCGTGCCGTAGCGGCGGGTGTAGGGGGTCTCGTCGGCCTCGACGTGCCAGGGCTCGCCGAAGGAGAGGCCGGTGAAGTGGACGCCGAGGGCCGGGCCGAGGCGGCTGATGGCCGCGCGCTCGGCGAGGTTGAGGGCCTCACCGTCAGGGCCGCCGAGGTCGGCGGCGTTACCGTGGCGCTCCTCGTCGTGGCGCGAGGTGTAGGGCACGGCCGCGAGGTAGCCGGTGCCGTTCTTGTAGCGCCGCCAGAGGTCGTCCTGCCGAGGCCGCGTGCGGCGGCCTTCGTTGACGGTCATGCGGCGGCAGCCGGGCTGGCGGGCGACGATCTCGATGAGGTCGAGGATGCGGCTGGCCGCGTGTTCCTGGAGGAACTGCTCGACGCCGTTCGTGTCGCCCTTGTAGCGGCTGCGGCCGACGCTCTTCCATACGGTCATGCGGGCCTCCTAGGGCTTTCGGGCCGCGAAGTACGCGGCGTGCCGCTCGTCGAAAGCGGCGCGGAGCTCGTCGAGGGACAGCTCGGGGTGGGCGAGGGCGAAGGCGTAGTCCTGGCGCCAGAAGCCCGTGGACTTCGCGGAAGACGCCTTGTAGAGGTCGCTGAGCCGGCGTGAGCCGGGGTCCCAGCCGCCCGTCGAGTCGTTCTTGAAGACGGGCTTGGCGGAGCAGCCGCAGCCGTCGTGGGCGTCGAAGTGCACCGTCGTCTGTGTGTAGACGGGGCCGCGGCTCAGGAGCATGGCGCACCAGTGGCATGGCTTGCCGTCGCTGACGCGCGCCCACCCTCGAGAATCGCCGTCGTCGTTGGCGAGCCGGATGAGTCGTCGTCGAGGGGCTTCGAGGATGCGGCGCTTGGCGGAGCGCAGCATGGCGGCCTTGGCGGCGACTAGGGCCTGGTCGGCTGGCGTGCCGCGCGCGATGGCGGCCTTGGCGTTGGCGACGCTCGTGGCGTGCAGTGCGGCGCGGTTGGCGCGCGTCTCGGTGGGCTGGAACTCGACGTCGGGTGCGGGCTTGTCGTAGCCGGCGAGCACCTTGGCGGCGTCGTAATACTCCTGCGCGGAAAGCTCGCCCGAGCGGCGGCCCGCCTTGATGACGGCCGACGCCTGAGCCTGGAACCGGGCGAAGGACCCGTCGATGTCGGCGGGGTCCAGCGTCCGGTCCCAGAGCTCGCCGAGGATGACCTGGAGGCGGGCGACGTCGCGGACCTGCTGCTGCATGTGCTTGCGCGCGAGGGCGTCCTGCGTCGTCACGGGGCCTCCTGGGCGCTACTCAGCGGCGGGTGCGTCCGGCGACACCTGACGCTGCGACTCCAGGAGGAGCGCCGTCATCGGGTCGGGGTTGGCCTCGCGCAGCGCGGTCCAGTGAGTGATGTCGCCGTCGGTGACGCCGGGGATGCGCTCCCAGAGGGCCTCGACGGGCACGGAAAGCATCGTGGCGATCTTGCCGAGCGCATCGACCGTGGCCGCGAGGGAGCGGGCCTCGGTGTCGCGCCAGCGGACCTGCGCCGCGAGGTCGGCTGCGCCGGCGGAGTCGCCGGCTGCCTTCGAGGCGAGGCGGAAGCCGGACTCCCACGACTCGCCGAAGTTGGTCTCGTACTCGCCGATCTTGCGCTGGGTCGAGTCCTGGATGGCGGCGAGGGCGTCGGCGCTGATGTTGACGAGATCGCCCATCATTACGGTCGGACTGACCTGCGAGACGGCCGCCAGGGTTCCGACGGACGCGTCATAGAGGCGCAGATGGCCGGACATCTCGGTCTGCGCGAAGTCGCCGAAGCGAGCCTCGGGGTCCTCAGAAACCCAGAGGCGGTCGACGGCCGCGTTGAAGGGCTCAACGGGGTTGCCGGCGTCGTCCTCGGGGATCGCCAGGCCGGTCGCCCAACGCTGCCGGAAGCTGGCGTACTGGAGCGCCATGAGGGTCGAGAAGACGACCTCGTTGATGCGGTCCTGAAGGTTGAGGATCGGGCGGATGATGCCCGTGGCTTCGCCGTCGAGTCGGTCGCGGAAGCGGACGAAGGGCGTGACGCCCAGGCCATGAGATTCGCTTGCGGAGAGAAGCCACTTGGCGTCGTCGCCCTTCGGCTTCGCGAAGGTGTAGACACTGTCGGCGTCGAAGACCTCGAGGAGGCGGGCGCCGTCGACGGTCGTTCCCTTGTGCCGCATGGCGAGTTCAGGGAACTCATCGTCCGGGTCCTGGAACCAGGCCGCCGAGCGGAGGGGTGAGAGCGGCCGGAAGTACGGCACGCGCTTCTCCTGGACGCTGCCGGGCAGTACGAGGGCGTAGCTGGTGCCGAACTCGAGCGCGCCACGGTGGGCGATGTTCTGCCGGGCGTCGAGGCCGTTGGCCTGCCAGTAGCTCCAGGCGGTCGCGTTGTCTCCGGCGCGAGCTGGGCGGTAGCCGTCGACGAAGAGGCCGTGCGAGTAGGTGTCGCTGAGCAGCGGCGTCCAGTTCGTGATCGCGCGCTTGGCGAGGTGGCGGTACTCGGCCTTCGCCCCGCGGGGCATGTAGGGCAGGTCGTGGTCGCCGGCAAGGTAGCGCCGGACCTTGCCGAGCCGGCCGGAGACGGGCTCGAGGTCGGCGGCGAGCTCGTCGTCGAGACGAGCCGCCAGGGCAGCGTCGATGGTCGGCATGGGGCCTCCAGGGGCGGGTCAGAAGCCCACGGCGCGGCCCTTCGGCTTGCGGCGCTTGGCGAGGCCCCCGTCCGCGAGGACGCGGGAGCGGGCCATGCGGGCGAGGATGAGTGAGGCAAGCGCGTCGACCTTGAGCGGGGACTCGCGGGTCTCCTTGCCGAAGCTGACGCCCCAGCGGTTGGGGCGGCGGCGGGCGTTGAGGACGTGGCGGGTGAGGACGTCGTGCGCCTGGACGGATCCGGCGCCCGGACCCGCGAGCAGGTCGTGGGGGCCCCAGGGCTGGTCGCCGTCGACGATCGCGCGGTGGAGCGTCTCGACGCCGCGCACGGTCTCCATCTGGTGGGCGCGCATGTCGTAGCCGACGGCATGCTTGGTCGTGGCCTTCACGAGGAGGCGCTCGGCGTGCTCGTCGCGCCAGGCGTCGACGTCCGTCTCCCAGTAGGCGACGTCGGCGAAGAAGGCGGAGACGTCGAGCGTGGCGAAGGCGTGCGCGACGGCGTCGCGGACCTGGTCCTTCGGGACCTCCCAGCCCTGGCCCTTCGGGCCTTCCGGCTTCTCCCAGATGGCGAGGAGGAAGGCGGCACCGTCGTCGACGCGGCACGCGACCAGCGCGGTCGAGTCGTCGGTGAGGGCTCCGTCGAAGCCGAGGGTGACGAGGTCGCCCTTAGCGTGCTTCGAGCCGGGGGTGCCGTGGCGCAGCGGCGCGAGGTCGTCGCGGCGGTTCTTGTGCCACTCGGCGGGCGCGAGCCAGGAGTCGGCTGCGGCGACGATCTGGTTGAGGTAGAAGCGGCGGGACTCTTCCGCCGTCGTGCCGGGGTCGTAGACCTCGGCGAGGATGCGCTCGAGGTTGACCCAGTAGGAGTCGCCGTAGGCGGCGATGAGGCCGGCCATGACCTGCTCGGCGTCGGCGAGGTCGAGGTCGGACGGGGCTTCGCGGGAGTCGTAGAGGATGCCGTCGCCGATGGCGCGCCCTTCGACGATGGCGCGGTGGTCGAGGTAGGACTTCTCGGCGGTGCTGTCGCGGCCGGGCTCGTGCGCGTTGGTGGTCTCGATCGACCGACCGTCCATCTTGCCGAGGTTGCGGCGGATGACGTCGGCGAGGTCGTGGCCGCGGTTCGACTGCGTCCAGTGGTGCGTCTCGTCGAGGATGGCGAAGGTGACGCGGCCGCCCTCCTGCGTGCTGGCGGAGGCCGTCGCGGGGACGATCTTGCCGCCGCCGGGCAAGAGGATGCGGGTCATGCCGATGTCGACCCCGTAGGCGTCGACGAAGGCCTGGTCGCCGGCCATGGCGCGGATGGCGTCGAGGGTGTTCTTCGTCTGAGCCTCGGAGACGCCGGCGATGACGATCCAGGGGAGCGGCTCGCGGACGCCGAAGGGGTAGCCCTCGTCGTCCCAGCCGCCGAATCGGGTCGGGCCGCAGAGCTCGGCGAGGGCGATGGCGCCGAGGAAGGGCGACTTGCCCCAGCCCTTCGCGCGGCGGAGGACGGCGCGGCGGTAACGGAACGTGCCGCGGTCATCGAGGGCGTAGAACCACAGGACGAAGTCGCGCTGCTCGGCGGTGAGGCGCATGTACTCCTCGACGCCGTCAGGGCGGAAGAGTGTGGCCTCGATCCAGGCGATGGCGCCGTAGCCGAGGGTCTTGACCGAGGGGTCGAAGGGCGGGGACGTCAGAACGGCGTGCATCGGCCCTCCTCGGGACTAGAAGGGGGCGCTCGCTTCCCGGATCGGGGTGACGGTGGCCGGCCGGCTCGACCAGCGCTTGCTCGCGAGGGCGGCTCCGCCGGCGGATGCGGCGGTACGGCCGGTCAGCTCGAGCGAGCGGATGACGTCGAGGGCCTGCTTGCGGTACTGGCGGACCTCGGCGACGAGCGGGTGGGCGACGGGCTGCTGCTGGGAGCCGGCGACGACGTAGCCCTGCTCGTCGATGACGGCTTGCATGGCGTCGGCCTGGCTCAGGAGGTCGCAGGCGCCGTATAGGCCCGTTAGCTTCGCCTTTTCGAGGCCTGGAGCGGTCTCTAGGACCTCCCGGAAGGCCCTTTTGGCGGGTGCAGACCAGCCCTGGCGCCCACGTGGGGCTGCGGAATCGGCCATGTGGCACCCCCATATCAGTCGGGCAAAACGGAGATGCATGCGCATCGACTGGCAGACGCTATGCCGCTTCGGGCTGGAGGCAGGGGCGGGGCGGGGGGTCCGAGGAGGCGCCGGGCTCAGCTGGCGACGCCCGCGCGGTCGAAGACAACGCGTACCCGTTCCACCGTCGACGGCATGAAGTACGGCAATAGCGCTCGGTACAGGCTGACGGCACGAGCGCCCTGGACGCGGACACGGTATGTCGCCTTCGTCCAGGTGCCCGCAGAGTTAGTCCGCGGTGGCACTTCGTCAACGCGGCGGGCGCCGATCATGCCAGCTACGCGAGTCATCATTGCCCGGTCCGTGTTCTCAATGGAGAAGAAGACAGTCGGTGCCTTACCCGGGGCGGCGCCCGCGCGTGGACGGACTGTGTAGATGGCGCTGTCCGTTTCGACGACGCCCGTCAACCAGCCCAGTTCGCGATCGCTCAGGCCGGGCGCGAGGCCAATCGGGAGGCGCGTCACCGCGGGGCCTTCGCTGGGGCGTCTTGAGCGGGGGCCGGGTGCGGGGGCCGGGTACTTACCGAGGCCGACGCGAAGCGTCATCTTGCAGGCCTCTGAGCACACACGCCGTCGTGTCCTCGTGTGTCCAGCCCGCTTCACCGCGGGCGCGCCGCAGACCCAGCAGCACACTCGCACGAGGCGCGCCCCGCTCGCTGTCCTGCAGCCCGGGCAGGCCTTCGGCGTTGTGCCGCGGGCAAGCTGCCGTTCGAAGGTTCGGGAGCAGACCTGGCAGCAGAGAATCTCTCGGACGCCATGCGCTTCGCACCCCCGGGGGCATCTTGCGGCCCGGCCGTTCCGTTGGCGGCCGTGCTGCCACTTGGTAGCGCAGAGGGTGCAGGTGTAGTCATTGGTCACAGAGAAGGAGGGGGCCGCACGCCTGGCCGCTGCTCAGGAGCACGCGCGCGGCCGGCCTGTGGGCGCCGAGCTGCAGCACCCTCAGCGCTCGACTTGCGAGCGTGGTGCCAGCGGCACAGCGCTTGCAGGTTGTCGAGCGAGTGGTCGTCGCCGGGGTCGACGTGGTCGACCTGATTGGCAAGCTCGCCGCACGGGACGCCGAGCGAGTCGCGCGCCTGGCACCGGTAGCTGTCGCGGCGCAGCACGCGCACTCGGCGCGTGGACCAGTCGCTCGGCAGTCGGTCCTTGCGGTCGCTGCTCGAGTCGCGGGTCCAGGCCACTAGCCCGCCTCGACCAGCGCGGCACTGCGCTGGAAGCCGACGACCCGGGGGGGTCTCGTCGGCGAGGGGGTGGTCGCTGTCGCGGGGGGAGGGGGTGTCGCTGGAGGGGGTGGGGCCCTTCTCGTCCAGGCCCAGGGCCAGACGGAAGGTGAGGCGCCCGATGGACACGTAGATCTGCACGGGGCCTCCTCGATGCGGGAACGACGAAGCCCCGGCGTGCCCTCGTCGTGGAGGGCCGCGCCGGGGCTGTGGGCCGAGGAGACCGGGGGAGGTGGTCGTCGAACTCGGCAGAGCCCGCCACTCGTGCGCCGGGGTGTGCGCGGTGGCGGGGAGCTGTGGGCGCTAGCTTTGGGCCATGGGTGTGTCAGCAAGTGCTTGGGCTTGGCTCGCGTGGGGCGGCTGGGATGGCATCGGCGCGATCTCGGGGCTGGTCGCGCTGGTCGGTGTCGCTATCGCCCTCTGGCAGATCAAAGAAGCTCGGAATACGCGCGCAATCTACGGGCTGCACTGGTCCGTGGAACGAACGAAACGGCCCAGCGGTGACTTTGCCGTTACTGTCACCGCGCGAGTGATGGGCAGCGACACCCTCTACGAAGTTAGGTGGCTATCCACGCTGCGTCTGCCCGCGCAGGATGCCGTCGCTGCCTGGTCGGCGCGGGATGAGCCCATCAGCGTGGAAGTATTCTGTGGCGCCGATGCACTTGTCGAAAACCGCGTCGCCCTGACATGGGTACGGCCGACGTGGCGAGGACCTCAGTCACAAGCCGAGCGGGTGTCCCTCGACGCGAATGCCAGTCGATATGAGTACTGGCGTCGGAACTCATGGACCGCCCGCCACATAGGTCGCAGACCGCCGGGGGAGTGGGCGGCTCGGAAGTACAGGAAGTCTCCGGGCCGGCGACTAGACCTGCCATCCATGTAGGTACCTTCATGAGCCTCCCGGTCGGCTACCCCCCAAGGATTCGAACCTCGGTCGTCCGGGTCAGGGCCGGGCGTCTTGCCGCTAGACGAGGGGGTAAGGCGGGGAGGCTGCCCGTCGGCCACCCCTAGGGGCGCAGCTCGGGCAAGACAGTTCTCTCCCTACATGAGGAGGGGGCCGGGAGGGGGCCAACCAATCAGTTGGCTCGTGCCCGGCAGCGGCGGCACCGGGCCCGCAGGCCGTCGTCCTTGTCGGCGTCCTGGCCGAAGGCCGAGAAGGGAAGGTGCTCGCCGCAGCGAGCGCAGACCTTCCCGGCCGTGGCCTGGCGGCGAGCCAGCGCGGCGAGTGCTGAGGCAGCGAGGCTGCCCTGCCAGTCGTCGTACCGGCTCGCCGCCGCACGGACGCGGTCCTCGGGGGTCAGGGCGCCGACCCGGCGTCGAAGAGGATCTCGACCAGGTCGAAGTGGCCTTTACAGCTTGTCTGCACGCCGTCGCGAAGCAGCGGGTCGGTGGCGTCGGTCACGGCGCCTCCTCTCTGTCAGGGGGTCTGGTTACAGAGGAGGAGGGGGCCAGTCGTGCTGGCGCTGCTCAGGAATAGAAGAAGCCCCCTCGCACCCCGCGAGGGGGCTGAGGCGGCGCGGGGGCTACAGGTCGAGAATGCCTAGCAATAGCGCCAGGACGAAGCCGCCGGCCAAGGTGATCGGCGCGGTGATCCCCGCCACCCTCAGGTCCTTGCGAACGTCGGCCCGGCGAGCTGCGGTGTCCGCTCTCGACTCCATGCGGATGAGGTGGCCGGGCGCGTAGTTCGTGACGGGCTTCGATCGGGCGTAGAGAGCGATGGCGGTGACGGCCAGGGCGACGAGCAGCCAGCCAAATACGTGCAGGGCGAGATGCAGCGGTGTCGACAGCTCCGCCCAAACCCAGGCAGCGATGACAAGCGCGGTTGCTGCCTTGGGGAGCAGACGAAGCTGCAGCTTCCAGGGAATGCGCGGCGTCCCGTTGTCCTCGATTATTTGGACAATGGTGTCGCGCTCGGCCGTGAAGGGACCTGAGCACATGACCGACACAGCTCCGGGGTAGAAGGCCAGCCCGATTCCGCCTGCGGCGTGGCCGCCTACCGTGCCCTGCTTGTTCAGGTACACGCGCCGTCGATCCGCAGGCGACAGGCCTGGAACATCAACAGGGGCGATCGTGACGGGCGCAAGCGGCATATCCAGAATGACGCTGGCTGCGGGCCCGTCGAGGTCCCGGTCGAGGGCCGCGGCGATGTCGAGAAACGTGTCGGTGTCGATGGTGTACGACCGAAGCGTGACGCTCTCGGTGGCGACGTCTCGGACTCGCTTCGGCCCGAGGAGCCAGTCGAAGGCCACGGCCTAGCTGCGAATGCCGCTAGGCAGCATGAGGTCTGTCCTGTGTGCGAGCATCGCCATGTCCGACAGGCTAGACCAGAGAGCTACTTGGCTTGCGTAATTTCCCAGGACGCGCTGTTCCGGTCTGCCTACCGAATCTCGACGTACAGAGTGTCGTATCCCGCGTGGCGGCCGACGCGCAACCCCGGGACCTCGGCGGCTGCTTCACGAAGCAGTGCGAAGAATCGAATTTTGCCGACTCGATGAGCGTCGGGCAGGGCCGGGTGAACACCCTTGGCGTGGCCGCCCACCTGACGTCGCCAGTCGGCCCAGATGTCCCCGAACGTATGTGCGCCCGGCGGCCAAGTCGGCAACCATTTGGGAAGTACGCGCTGGAGCTCGGCCTTTCCTCTTGCCGCGCGCTCGGCCTCGACTGTTCGCCGGAAGTCTGGGTCCGCCCACTTGTCTGCCGCGCGTTGGGCCCGAGTCTTCTCGGCGCGGGCGGCGTCGAGCTGCTCGATCTGAGGGGCGTTGAGCGCGGGTAGCTTCCAACGGGCGGCCCGGGCGATGGCGACAACGTAGGAGCTATCGCCACTGCGAAGTAGCTGCAGGGTGTCGCGGAGTCGCTGGGCCTGCCGTGGCGTCAGGCCTTCGCGGGGGATGGCCTCCAGCACGGCCCGAGCTGCGACGGCGCACGCGCGCCCGACGACGGCCAGGGTCTCGCGGGTGGGCGCCCCTTCGGCGTGGCTCCGGTAGAGGAGCGGCGCGCCCGCAGCGTCCTCAGCCATGGCGAACCGGCGAGCGAGCTCGGGGGCAACGGCTTCGGCGAGGGCCCAAGGGCTGACAGCCGAGACCGTGCCGCTTTCTTCGGCCCGGTGTGCGTCGAGCAGGGTGAGGTCTGGGGGAAGTGTCATAGCGGAGGAGGGGGCCGGTCGGGCCGCTCGTGCTCGCAGGTGGGACATCGGGGGCTTCCTGACTGTCGTGGAGGGGGGACAGAGGAGGAGAGGGCCGGGGGCGCCGAGGCTGCTCGGTGAAGAGTTGCCGAAGAGTGACAGGTTCGTGTCACTCGCCTATGCGCTGTAGAGGAGAGAGAGCCTTATGCAAGTAACTACGAGTGACGTGAACTCATCACTCTGCGGCTACTCCTCACCCGGCGAGCATCTCGGGCACTCCGCCGACCGTGGCCCGGACGCGATCGGTATCCCAGCGCCACCGCTGCTCAGGAGGCTTGGGGGTTCGTGAGTCACGGCCGATGGCCCCTGAAGGCTTTAACGTCCTGCACACCGAGCACGCCTTCCCTGCTGCGGCGTACCGCGTACGCCGGCGCGTGAGGGCGGCTAGCGCCGAGACGGCCAGCTCGCGTCGCTCGAGTCGTAGTGTGCAGCGGCGGCTCGGACGCGGTTCTCGGGAGTCACTGGTCCGCGCCGAGGCCGATCTGCACGCGGTCGGGGTCCCAGCGCCCGCGCTGCTTCGCCGGCGAGACCTTCACTTCTAGGCCCGCGGCGATGAGCATGGCGCGGCGGTCGCGCCAGTCGGCGTGCGCCCAGGTCGCCGCGAAGGTCTCGTCCGTCTCGATGTACTCGACGGTCGGCTCCTGGGGTTGGGCGTCGAGACGGGCACGTTCTGCGTGCAGCCTCTCGAGGCGGCTGACGAGTGCCGAAACGTCGGCGCCCGGTTCTCGCAGGGCGTCCGTCGTTTCGCGAATGGACTCCTCGACGCCCGCCAGGTGGGCCACGTCGCGCTGGGTCACGACCTTCTCGGTGACTAGGAAGCGCCCGACGATGGCTAGAAACTTCCGTGCGACCTCGTCTTCGACGCGCGCGCACTCGATGGCGATTCCACGCTCGCAGACGCGGCCCTGCGCGGCAGCTTGGCAAGCGTAAATCGAGCGCGACGGCGTAGGCCGCTTCTTGACGATGAGGCTCCCGCCGCACCCCGGGCATGTCAGGAAGCCCGAGAGCATCCGCGCGGCGCGCTTGCGATTGCGACCCTCCCGGGTTGCCTCAGCGCGGCCGGGAGTGGGGGTCCAGTCCGTCAGGGCCCGCAGCCGCTCGACTTCAGCGACCGTGAGTAGCGGCTCCCAGAAGACTGTCGGCAGCCCCGTCTTGTCGTCCCGCAAGATCTCGCCACGAGCCTTCACGCGCCCGAGGATGGCATTCGATCGAAGGATGCGCTGCAGCGCCGTCGGACCCCACTGGTCAGCGCGGCGAGGAGGGATACCGTCGGCGTTGAGGCGGGCGCACGCCGCGTAGACGGACGAGCCGGCGAGCACTTCGTCGGCGACCCGCCGGACGATGGCCGCCTCGACCGGGTCAGGCTCGAGCGCACGGCCCGCGCCGGTCGGGTGGGGTACAGACCGGTAGCCGTAGGGGACGACGCCACCGGGGAAGCGGCCGACCTTGCGGAGGTGCTCCTGGGATGCGGAGACGCGCAGGCCGATTGTCTTGGCCTCCATGCTGGCGAAGACCTGCAGGATCTCGACCATAGCGCGCCCCATAGGAGAGGTCGTGTCCAGGGACTCGGTCGCCGAGATGATGTGCAGCCCCTCGTCGAGCAGGACACCCACGTCGACGACGGAGCGGACGAGCCGGTCGAGTCGCCAGACCATGACGGCGTCAGCGTCGCCGTCCGCGATGAGCTGACGGACGCGGCGCAGTCCCGGGCGCTCGAGGCGGCTGCGGGTGGCGGACACGTCGACATCCTCGACGATCTCTAGGAGCTCTAGGCCGCGCAGCTCGCACGTCTTAGCGATGAGCTCGCGCTGGCGGGTGATGGACGTGGACTCCTCGCGCGCTGCGCGGGAGAGGCGGACGTAGCCGACGATCTTCAT